TTAGTACGGATTAATAATAACTAAAATAATTTAAAGATGAAAATGTATAAAACAGGTGGTTGGAAAGAACTAATTGAAGTAGTAGAACCAACAAAAGTAACAGAAAAAAGTGTGTGGTTAGCAAACGGAAGAAGTGCTAAAAGAAGCAATTACGGAAACTATTGGGATACAATGGAAGAAGCTAAAGAACACTTGAAAGAAAAGTATAAGAGGATGATTAAATCTGCTGAAAGAAAGATTGAAAAGGCAAAGTCTGATTTAGAAGCACTAAATAAGTATTAAGCCTAACTACGGATAAAAGGAACTAAAACAATAAAAAATGAGCGAAGCAACACACCAACGCAAAATAATTAAGAAATTAGAAAGTCAAGGCTATTATGTGCTGAAACTAATTAGCACCAACAAAACAGGTATCCCAGATATTCTTGCTCTAAAGCCTAATGATATTAAATTCATCGAGGTAAAGGGAGTGAAAACCCCTGTTTCAGAACTGCAAAAATATAGAATAAAAGAATTAATTAATCTGGGCTTTGATGCCTCAATAGATAGAGAATAATGGACTTTATAACAATGACTAACGTATGCGAGAGCAAAGGCTTTAAAATCGACTTAATTCGCAGTAGAAAAGGTATAACAGTTGATCTGTATAAAAATGATGAACTGATTAAAATTGGTACAACTGTTTTTAACTCGTCAATCGATGCACAAGCAGAAGTTTTTACTAAACTTTATTTAATGATTCATAAATAATATTGCGAATATGATAAAAGTTAAGTTTTTGTTTACTTTTTTAGTCTTTTTATTTGGTGGGTATTAAGTAAAAGCTTACTTTTGAAGTGTCAATAAGACGTAATTATAAAAAATAACAAAATGATAAATCTTAACACAATTACAAGCGAAATTTTCGAAACAATCATCAAAAATTTAATAGGAACTGATTGTACTATGGAATTTAATAATTATACAGATGAACACGAAAACATTGCCTTAAATCTTGGTTTAACTGTTTATATTGGCGATACATTAACAGTAGCTTGTGTAGCTGATGAAGCAAACAACTACTACTAAAATAAACTAATAACCAACCAAAGGGGAGCAATCCCCTTTTTAAAACAAAAATATTATGAATAGAGATTTATTAGTTGTGGATTTTAAAACAGAATGCAATACTTTTTATACAAAAGAAAGTTTATTGTCTTATATCTGTAATGGTTTAAACCAACCGTATGAGGTTTATCATTCCAGCGATAATGCAAGTATCTATGCGTACTTAAAAAATACATCAAAAGATGGGGTTTTTGTTTCATTTAGATTATCAGATCACGATATCTTATCAAGAAACAATGTTGCTTGTTTAGGTGGTGCAGATGTTGAAATAGTTTTTGAACAGCATCACGATTTAGATGATTTAGATGAAAAAATAGAAGATTTAAAATTTAATATTGAAGAATATGAACATTAAAGAACTTAAAAAAGAACTCGGTATATCTAATAAGGATATTGCCGAGTTATTCGGTCTGTCTGTGTCTGTCTATGCGAACAGCACAGCGAAAAAGAGGTATGAAAAAGCATTAGTTGAATTTTATAAAATGGTAATTCATAGATAGTTATAAGGTCTTATCAACACCTTTACTTTAAGTTAAATTATTTTAGTATATTTACTCCAAATGCTTGAAAAGATTTATACTTATCATACCAAATGGATTAACACAGCTAAAAAATTTGGTGCTACTAAAGAAGAAGCAGAAGATATTGTTGGTGATATGTATTTAATCATTGGTAAAATGCTTAACAAAGGGTTAAATATATCCTATGGTGATGATGTAAACTATTTCTATATTTACAAATGCTTAAAAACATCTTTTCTACAACTAAAAAAGAAACAATTGAAAGAAAATAGTACATCTTTAGAATTGGTAGTTGATATAAAAACAGCAGAGTATTTAGATTTTAACCAAAAGAATGAACTGGTTGAAGAAGAACTAAAAAAACTGCATTGGTACGATCAAAAGATTTATAATATAATACAAGATGATTGCTCTATTACAGAACTATCAAAACAGACAAACATAAGCTATCACTCAATATATAACACTTACAGAAAAGTTAAAACAATCTTAAAGCAGAAAATAATATGAAAAGAATAATAAGTTTAATAATAATACTAACTCTATTTAATTGCTCGTCAAATGAAGTAGAAGAATATATACCAGATTGTGGTTGTAAAGAAGTATCAATCGAAACAATATTTACAACTAAACCAGATGGTTCTGGTTTCAATATATCTTATAGATATTACAACGAAGTAGAGTTAGAAGGTTGTTATACAGAAGAAGAAATAAGAGAATTTGAATACACAATATCACAGGATAATATAAGAACAATAAAATGCTTAAGGTGGGTGATATAATTGAACGATTTACTTATTACACTGGAATAAAATTCATTGTAAAAAAAATATGGGGTGATGATTGTGGATGCGATGAAAGACAAAAGAAATTAAATGAGATTGATTTATGGTAAGTGATGCTGTTAAATGGAGCGAAGCAAAGCAAAGAATTAATACAAAAATTACTAATGCAGATTTTCTGCTTGTAATGGAATTACACGCTAAACATTTTAATCACAAGTATAAAAAGATATGTACTTGTAATAAAAGGATCATAAGATTATGGATATCACAACTAAATAAACACTTTGATAAATAAAAAAAGGTGTTTTTAGTATTATATAGTTGAATCAATAATGATTTTAAATGATTATGGATAAGAGAAAAAACAATGGTGGCAATAAAAATGCTGGTAGGAAATCAAAGGCTGAAGAAGTTAAGATGATTGAAAGGCTTTCACCTTTAGAACCTATGGCTTTTGAATCTTTAAAGAAGGGTGTTGAATCTGGTAACTTTAAATTTGTCCAATTGTTTTATCATTATTACGCTGGTAAGCCTAAAGAAACCAAAGATATCAATTTAACATCTGAACAGCCTTTATTTGATTTGTAGATGTTCCAAACTACAACAGCAATAAGAAAGCTACACGCATTAAAGAACAGAAAGAAAGTTATACAAGGTGGTACATCTGCTGGTAAAACATTTGGGATATTACCTATATTAATTGATAGGTGTATTAGGACACCAAATTTAGAAACATCAGTTGTATCTGAATCAATCCCACATTTAAGAAGGGGTGCAATGAAGGACTTTCTTAAAATTATGATATCTACAAATCGTTTCAAAGATGCAAATTGGAATAGATCAGCTTTAAAATATATGTTTACCAATGGTTCATATATTGAATTTTTTTCAGTAGAACAACCAGACAAATTAAGAGGTGCAAGAAGGAATGTATTGTATGTAAATGAAGCAAATAATATTACTTTTGATTCTTACAATCAATTAGCAATTAGAACATCTGGAGATATTTGGATTGACTTTAATCCAACATCAAACTTTTGGGGGCATACAGAAGTAGCAGCACAAAAAGATGTAGACTTTATTACATTAACTTATAAAGATAATGAAGCATTGCCACAGACTATTGTGGATGATATCGAATCAGCTAAAGAAAAAGGTAAAACATCTGAATATTGGCGAAACTGGTGGAACGTTTACGGACTTGGGAAAGTGGGTTCTTTGTCTGGTGTTTGTATTCCAGAATGGAAAGAAATTAAACTACCAGAAGAAGCAAGATTATTATGTGCTGGAATGGATTTTGGTTACTCAAACGATCCAACTACATTAGTTTACCTTTATAAATACAATGATGCTTATATCTTTGATGAAGTAATATATCAGAAGAAACTACTTAACAGCGATATATCTAATCTATTAAAATCACACGATGTAAACTGTGTCATCTATTGTGATTCAGCAGAACCTAAATCAATTGCAGAATTAAGATATTTAGGTCATAATACATTGCCTTGTACAAAAGGAAAAGATTCAATTGTTTATGGTTTAAACTTAATTAATCAGAATAAAATCTACATTACAAATAGAAGTACCAACTTAATTAAAGAGTTGCAAAGTTATATCTGGATGAAGGACAGAGAAGGCAACACCATTAATAAACCTATTGATGCTTTTAATCATTGTATCGATGCTGCGAGGTATTCTATCACATCACAATTACAAATGCCAAACAGAGGTAAATATTTTATTCGCTGATTTTATAAAATAGGGTTCTTTTTTCATTATACAAGTATGAAAATTGAAATCAATGTACCCACGAGCCTAAATGAAATAACTTTAGGACAGTACCAGAAATTTTTAAAAGTATCAAAAAACAATCCAGAGGGCAACTTTCTTAATGCTAAGATGATTGAAATATTTTGTGGCATCCCTTTATCAGATAGCTACAAATTAAAGATGTCAAGCGTGATATCAATCGTGGATATCATCAGCGATATGTTAAAGATTACACCACAACACACTGAACAATTTAAACTTAACGATGTAGCTTTTGGATTCATTCCAGATTTAGAAGAAATGTCTTTGGGTGAATATATTGATTTAGATAATTCTGTTAGTGATTGGGACAATATGCACGTTGCAATGAATGTACTTTATAGACCAATTAAGGACAGTAAAAACAAAAGGTATAATATTATGCCATACAATACACAAGGTGCTGAAAGAATGAAAGAAATGCCTTTGGGTTATGCAATCAGTTCCCTTTTTTTTTTCTACAATTTAGGCAGAGAATTGTCGAAGGATATGATACACTCTTTACAGGAACAACAGCAGAACGAGGTTATACAAAAACAGATATCTTCAATTCAAAATGGGGTTGGTACAGTTCCATCTATGCACTCGCTAACGGAGATGTTACAAGATTTGAAGATATCACTAAATTAAATGTGAATCAAACATTTACAATGCTATCGTTTATGAAGGAGAAAACAGAAATAGAGCAGCAACAAATTAAAAACAAATTCTAATGAGGGGATTTTATGAAGTGATGCAGACCATCAAGAACCAATTGTTAGATGATCCAAATGTAAACACTGTTACAACTGGAGATATAACGAGGGTTGATTTGAGCAAACAGACAATGTTTCCATTATCACATTTAATGGTGAACAATGTAAACAATGAAGATAACATTTTAAGATTTAGTCTATCTATTTTATCAATGGATATCGTTAATATTTCAAAAGAAGAAACGGTTGATATATTTATTGGGAATAACAACGAACAAGATATATTGAACACACAATTGTTAGTTCAAAATAAATTGGTTCAAGTATTAAGAGGGGGGGATTTACACCAGAACGCATATCAATTAGATGGCACACCAAGTTTTGAACCTTTTTATGATAGGTTTGAAAATGAGATGGCTGGCTGGTCATTAACCTTTGATGTGTTAATTCCAAACGATGTATCGATATGTTAAAGAATGTACAATCAGAACTTAATGCATTTGCCAAGTATGTGATTAGCCAATCAAGAGCAAATCTTACAAGGGGTAAAAACAATGATACAAAAGAGTTGTACAATTCTTTAAAGTATGATTTGAATGTTTCTAAAAATAGTTTTGGTTTAGAGTTCTTGATGAATCAATATGGCATCTTTCAAGATAGGGGTGTTAAAGGAACAGAGAAGGGAAAATCACTTGATAATTTCTCCTACAAAAAGAGTTCAAATGTTGTTGGTATGGAGTATCATACGCAGACATTTGGTAAATGGGCAAAGCGAAGAGGGGTTCAATTCAGAGATAAAAAAGGTCGGTATGTTTCACATAAACAAACTGGTTTTATGTTGGCACAAGTGATTAAGAAGAACGGTATAAAGCCATCAATGTTTTTTACCAAACCATTTAAGAAAGCGTTTAAAAATTTAGATAAAGATATTGTTTCAGCATTTCGTTTAGATGTTGAGCAATTAATAAAATCAACTACGAATGGAAATAATTAACGCAAGGAGTCCAAAGTTTTATACAATATCGGCACCTGGTTTGGTTTCTGCTGAATTAAAGTTAAGCATTTGGAATGGCAATTTTAACCAGAAAACACCAACACCAAATTATATTTTAAATAAAAAAGGCATAAATAGTACTGCAACTTTTGAGGTGGCAGAGTTAATATCTGATTTTATTGATGTTCAATTTAATGGTATTTATAGTAGTCAAGGAGTTTGGGTGAATGCTGAAATAACATCATTTGATATTGCTGGTGGTATTTTGTCAGCAACAACAACAACTGAACTTGCTTTTAATAGTTACACATATTTTGAAGAACCAAATGCAGTGTTTCCAATTTTAGCAATGTCAAACAGAGAGGTGTTTCTTTTGGATGGTGAAACTTTTAATTTGCCTGTTTTTGTTGATGGTGAAAATAGATTAATACAAGTCTTGAAAAATGGTGTTGTACTATTTGAGCAAACATTAATACCATCGGATAACAGTTCTGACAAAATACAATATGTAATTGTTGGAGATTTTAAAAATAGCTATGCAGATAGGGTTGTTGCAGATGGTGGTACTCTTGAATCAGAAAACTGTTTAAGTGTTTTTGATGATATATTTAATGGTGTAGATGTTATAAAAATAACTGGTGAAAAAGGTGAAGCAATAAAAGTTAGAAATATATCTGAATGCAAATTTGAACCTAAAAAAATAACGTTCGTTAATAAATTTGGATCGTTGCAAGATATGTTCTTCTTTAAAAAGTCAGTTGAAAAGATTGATATTAAAAAGGAATCATACAGAGCAAATACAATTGATGCTTTTGGTGTTTACGATACAAGCCAACATACACAACGAGATTTCAATATCACAGCAGACGAATCAATTACTTTAAATAGTGGTTATTTAAGTGAAGAATACAACGAGGTTTTTAAGCAATTGATGCTATCAGAAAAAGTATGGCTTACAAATTATTTAGATGGTGATGATCAAGTAATACCAGTAAATGTTAAGAGTAAAGGAATCACTTATAAAACTTCTGTAAATGATAGGTTGGTTGATTATGCTATTGAGTTTGAAAATTCATTTAATGTTATAAACAACATACGATAGATGCAGAGCATTCAATTATATATCGAAGGTCAAAGGGTTGAATTATTTAAAGATGAATCTGTAACTATAACGCAATCAATACAGAACGCAAAAGATATAGGGAAGGTATTTACAGACTTTACAAAAACGTTTAGTGTACCAGCAACAAAAACAAATAATAAAATATTTAAACATTATTACAACTTTGATATTGTAAATGGATTTGATGCACGGATAAAAAAACCAGCTATAATTGAGTTAAACAATTTACCATTTAGAGAAGGTAAAATAAAACTTGAAGGGGTTGATTTGAAAAACAACAAAGCAGACGTTTATAAAATCACATTCTTTGGAAGTACGGTTGAATTAAAAGATTTATTTGGTGAAGATAAATTACAAAGTTTAAATGAACTTACTGCATATAATAAAATTTATAACTCTACTAATGTAAGAACAAGTTTACAATCGTCTATTTTAACAGATGTAATTGTACCATTAATAACGCATACTGATAGATTGTTTTATGATAGTTCTTCAACTGAATCTGAAACTGGTAACTTACATTTTGATTCCAAAGCAATAAGTGGTGTTCGTTATGATGAATTAAAATATGCTATAAGAATTGATACAATAATTAGAGCAATTGAGAGCAGATATAACATCACGTTTAGTACTGATTTTTTTAATGATACAAATCTATCTTACTACAATTTATATTTATGGTTGCATAGAAAAAAAGGAGCAGTTGAAAATCTAACTGGAATAAATCAATCTGCTGTTTATGGTTTTACTGCTGATGACGATGTTGGAACATTTACAAGAATTGATTTAAACTCTGCATTAACAATTACAGGACAAGAAGATAAATATTTAACAAGTGAATTAAGCTTTGAAACAAGTAATACAAATACTTATTTTATTTCATTGCAAAGAAATGGTGTAGAGTATTTAAGACAAGAAGTATCTGGTGGTGGTAATGTTACAATTAATAATTTCCCTTTAAATGGAACTTATACAATCTACATTGAAGCAGATGTACAGATTGTTTTTAGTGATATTTTTTGGTTCTTTAGGTATGAAGATACTTTTAATAATGTTATAAATGAGAAAACCCATTCTACAAATACTTATGTATTTGAGAATACTTTTACATTTGATATTACGCAACAAATACCAGATATAAAGGTACTTGATTTTTTAAGTGGTTTGTTTAAAACATTTAATCTCACTGCATATTTAGAAAATGATATTATAGTTGTAAAAACTTTAGATGATTTTTATTCAGTTGGTATTGATTATGATATCACTAAATACATTGATATTAAAAAAAGTTCAGTAAATGTTGCTTTGCCTTACAAAGAAATATCATTTGAACACGAAGATACAAAGACTTTTTTAGCTGCGATACACAAGCAGAAATTCGGTAAAACTTGGGGAAAGTCAGAGTATGACAATGGCGAAAGTTTAGATGGTTCAAAGTATTCAATTAAAACACCATTTGCACAAATGAAGTATGAAAGGTTGGTTGATGCTGGTGGTACTGATGGAACAACTACAATTCAATGGGGTTATTCAACAGACGATAACCAAGAAAGCTATATAGGTAAGCCATTAATTTTTTACCCATTTTATGTAGGTGGTGAAAGTTTATCCTTTGTAAATAATTCAAGTTCAGTTGAAGGATTGCCATTTTATATAGTACCCTCAAACAGTGTTGATTTATCATCTGCTGTAAATAAAGACAACATTAATTTTTACAATGAGGTTAATGAGTGGTCTGGTGATACATCTTTTACAGGAACATTATTTGAAAAGTATTATAAAAAATACATTCAAGATATATTCAATGAGAAGAACAGACTATCAAAATTTACTGCTTATTTGCCTTTAAGAATTTTAATCAATTATAAGTTATCAGATAGATTTATTATCAATGGCAATAGGTATAAAATAAATTCAATTAATACCAATTTAAAAGATGGTGTATCACAATTAGAACTATTAAACGATTATGATTAAAAATATTTTAGAATTATTAAAAGATACTAAATCAAATAATGAGATAGTACAATTGGCAAAAGGTAAAAACAAGTTTCCAGAAAGTTTTACAGAATTGGTGCAACGTGAAAAAAACATTTTAAGATGGAAAAAATAATCGTAGAGTTAGAAGCTAAAACTGACAAGGCTTTAAAAGGCATTGAAAAGGTTGGTAAAGAAGTTGAGGATTTAAATAAAGAAGTCGTTGGATCAAACAAGCGAACAGAGAAATCTTTAAAGGGTGTTGAAACTGCATCCAAATCTGCTGCTGGTGGTATTAAAGCAATTGGTACAACACTTAAAGCAATTGGAATTGGTTTATTGATATCAGCATTGGCCACATTAAAAGAGATGTTTAACCAAAATCAAAAGGCAGTAGACTTTTTCAATGTTGCATTTGAAACGGCTGCAATTGTCGTAGGTCAAGTTGTAACAGCATTTGTAAATGTTTATGAAGCAGTTGCAAAGAGTTCTGAAAACTTTGATGCACTTGGTAAAGTTGTTAGTGGTTTAATAACGTTAGGATTAACCCCTTTAAAATTAAGTTTCTACGCTATAAAATTGGCAGTACAAGAAGCACAATTAATATGGGAGAAATCTTTTTTTGGTGGTAATGATAAAGAAACAATTGCAGAACTAACTTTATCAATACTTGAAACAAAAGCTGCCTTTTCAGAGGTTGCAGAAGAATCGGTAAAAGCTGGAGCTGATATAATTAATAATTTTGGTGAAGCAATTACTGAAACGGTAAACATTGGAAAAACTGCTGTAAATGAACTCGGTAAAATTAGCGTAAAGGCTGCATTAGAAACAGCTAAATCAAATGTTGAACTCACAAAATCTGGTGAAGTTGCTGCTGCTATGCAAGGTTTATTGTATGAGCAATTCGATAGACAGGCAGAGAAGTTAAGACAAGTTAGAGATGAAGAAAGAAACACAATTGCAGAAAGAAAAAAAGCAAATGATGATCTATTAATTGAGATAGAGAAAGGCGAAAAGGCAGCAATCAATCAAGCTAAAATTCAATTAGGAATAGCAAATGCAAATCTTACAAAGGATGCAAAAAACGTAGAATATCAAGTTGCTTTAATTGAAGCAAAAAAAGAATTGGCTGGAATCGAAGCACAATTTGAAGGTATAAGATCAGAACAAAAAGCAAATGATTTAGCACTTGATAGGGAATCAATTGAGTTATTAAATTTAAAAAAAGATGGGGAGTTAGAACTTAACAACAACAGAAAACAATTTGAAGCAGAACAAATTGAAAGCGAGTTGTTAAAACTTGAAAGACAGAAATTAAATAATGAATTAGAATTAGAAGAAGAAACCAAGCGATTAACTGCGAAAAGAGATAATTATAAAAAAGATACTATTGCCTATCAAGATGCACAAAATCAACTGTTAGCATACCAGCAATCCAACGGACAGAAGCAAACGCAAATTGATAAAACAATTGGTAAAAATAAAGAAAAGATTGCTATGGATTCTTTGGGTGCTATTGCTGGTTTGTTAGGTCAAAACAGCAAATTTGGTAAAGCATTGGCAATTACATCTGCTATTCGTGATACTTATACTGGTGTCAATAAAGCAATTGCACAAGGTGGTATTTGGGGTGTTGTTGCTGGTGCTGGTGTATTAGCATCTGGGTTAGCAAATGTTAAACAAATCACAGCATCACAAGAACCAGCAGCACCAAGTTTTGCAACTGGTGGTGGTGGTGGTGGTAATGTATCAACACCAGCAGTACCAAGTTTACCACCAGCATTTAATATTGTTGGAGCAAGTAACACCAACCAATTAGCAGATGCAATTGGTTCACAATCACAACAACCAGTACAGGCTTATGTTGTTAGTAATGATGTTACAACAGCACAATCATTAGACAGAAACATAATTGAAGGAGCATCAATTTAAAAATACAAAATAACCAAATTAAAACATTATACAGTTATGGAAATGGTAGAACTAATTTTAGACGATAAAGATGCAATAGGTGTTGAAGCGATATCAGTTGTTGAATCACCAGCAATTGAATCAGATTTTATTGCTTTAAAAAATCAAGAAATAAAACTTGCAGAGATAAACAAAGAAAAACGTTTGTTGATGGGTGCATTATTAATTCCAGAGAAACCAATTTACAGAAGAAACGGTAAAAAAGAATATTATGTATTCTTCTCTGCTGATACTGTTATGAAGGCATCACAAATGTTTTTACAAAATGGCAATCAATCAAACTCAACATTAGAACACGATGGAGAATTGAAGGGTTTAACATTGGTTGAAAGTTGGATCGTAGAAGATAAAGCCAAAGACAAAACAGCGTTGTATGGTTTAGATGTTCCAGTTGGAACGTGGATGGGTTCTGTAAAGGTAGAGAATGAAGAAATCTGGAATGATTATGTAAAGAGTGGTAAAGTAAAAGGCTTTTCAATTGAAGGTTATTTTGCTGATAAGATGGAGCAGAAAGAAGAAGTTGAAGAAGAAATGTCAGAGGATGATTTATTAATGATTGAAATAATTAAAGCACTTTCTGATGTCTAAAGCTGTTTACTGTAAATGCAAAAACACCTATTCAATAGAGTGTAAAAATGACAATGATTGCAAAGTCCCAGAGTATTGGAAACAAGGGATTGGTAAAATTTCTAAAACGAAAATACAAAATCAATAACTAATTTAATTATATAACTATGAACACAAAAGAAACATTAAACAAGGTTAGAACTTTGCTCGGTATCGAAGTAAAGTTTGAAACTATGACATTAGAAAATGGTGCTGTTTTAGAAGCAGAAGCATTTGAAATAGGTGCTGAATTATTTGTTGTTGCAGACGATGAGCGTGTACCAGTCCCAGTTGGTGAATATCTTACTGCTGATGGTATGGCAATTTTAGTATCAGAAGAAGGTATTATTGCTGATATCAAGAAAGTAGAAGATGCACCAGCAGAAGAAGAAACCCCAGTTGAAGAAGTTGAAGAAGTTGAAGCTGAAAAGACAACTCCTAAAAAGATTGTTGAATCTGTTTCAACTGAAACTTTTTTTGCTGAAATTGAAAAGTTAAGAAATGAGATAACAGAATTAAAAACTGAATTATCTAAAACTGAACTTTCAGAAGTTAAAGAAGATGTCGAAGGGATATCACACAATCCAGAAAACAAATCAGAAAAAAAAGAGTTAAACCTTTCTTCTAAAAAAGGTAAAAACACAACAATTAACAGAATTTATAATAAATTAAATAATTAAAAAATGGCTACAACTACAACAATTGAAAGTTCATACGCTGGTGAATTTGCTGGTAAATATGTATCAGCTGCCTTATTAACAGGAAACACTTTAGCAAACGGATTAATCGAGGTTAAACCAAACATTAAATTTAAGGAAGTTTTAAAAGTACTTTCTATTGATGGTATTACTGCAAACGCATCTTGTGATTTTTCAGATACATCAACATTAAATTTAACTGAAAACATTTTAGAGCCTAAAGAGTTACAAGTAAATCTTGAACTTTGTAAAACACCTTTTCAATCTGATTGGGAAGCAGTATCTATGGGGTATTCAGCTCACGATAATTTGCCTAAAAACTTTTCAGATTATTTTATTGCACATTTATCTGCAAAAATTGCTGAAAAAACAGAACAAAATATATGGTCTGGTGTTGCTGGAAATGGTCAATTTGATGGATTTGCAACTTTATTAGCTGCTGATTCTGATTTACCAGCTGAACAAAAAATTGCTGGTGAATCTGTAACTGCTGAAAACGTTGTTGATGCTTTAGGTGATGTTGTTGATGCAATACCAACTGCATTATATGGTAACGAAGATTTATTTATCTACGTTTCACAAAGCGTTTGGAGAGCTTATAAAAGAACATTAGGAGGATTTCAAGCAAATGGTCAAGGTGCAAATGGATTTATGGCACAAGGAAACAACCAAGATATAGATATTCAGTATTTTGATGGTGTAAAAGTTGTTTGTGCAAATGGTTTAGCAAATGGAACTATGATTGCAGCATTAAAATCAAACTTATTCTTTGGTTGTGGTTTATTAAATGACCAAAACGAAGTAAAGGTTTTAGATATGGCTGATTTAGATGGTTCTAAAAATGTACGTTTCATTATGAGATATACTGCTGCTGTACAATACGCAATTGCATCTGATATAGTAACATACGGAATTTAATTTTAACCTTTAAAAACAAAATATATGTCTTGTTTATTAACATCTGGTAGAAGTCTACCCTGTAAATCATCCTCTGTTGGTGGTTTAAAAGCAGTATATTTTGCAGACTATGGTACATTGGGAACTCCAACAATCGTAGATGGTGAAATTACAGCATTCGATGGAACAGCTATTGAATTTTTTAAATTCAGTATTAAAGGAAATTCAACACTTGAAACTGCAATAAACAGTTCTCGTGAAAATGGATCATTATTTTATACGCAAACTTTAAATTTAACTTTACCAAAGTTAGATAAAGCAACGCAAGAAGAAGTTAAATTATTATCTGCTGGTAGACCAAATATCGCAATAGAAGATTACAACGGTAATTTCTTTTTGGTTGGTTTGGAAAACGGAGCAGAAGTAACAGGAGGTACAATCGTTACTGGGGGTGCTATGGGTGATATGAGTGGGTTTACACTTACTTTTGAAGCTATGGAAACAGAACCAGCTTATTTTGTAACACCATCAATTGTTACTGATGCAACATCTGATGTTGTAATAGATCCAACTGCATAAAAAACAGCTCTTTCTTTTCATTTGAAAAACTCTAATATTAATTTATTAGAGTTTTTTTTTATGCCAAAAATTAAAAAACACGTTTAATTTCATTATATAATCGTGAAACATTTATACCCAACATCAGCAGAGCAAACTATTAAGATTATACCCAGAGAATTTGGTGTTAATATAGTAATGTCGTTGCGTGATGATAGCACCAATAAATTAGAGTTTTTATATCCTACAAACGTAATTAAAAGTGGTAATTTTTTGGAGATAACAGATAATTTTCAAATCGTAGAGGGTAGATTTTACGATTTAAAAATCTTTTACGGTTCGTTTGAAAAAAGGGTTGTTGCTGATGCTGGTATATTGGAAGGATTGCAATGTTTAGGGGTTGATTATGATGCAAACGATATCATTTACAGAGATAAAATCTTTTGTACATCACAGAACACCAATCAAATAAAGAATGAGTACTACACGGTAAATAAGGATGATTATAAATCTTTAAAATCCGATAACGATTTTATAATTTTATGAGTAAAAATATAAATAAATATAGGAAACCAGCACCAAAGAAATCAACACCATCAAAAGTGAGTTTTGTTAGTTTGGGTACATACACATCACCAGAAATAGTTGAATCAAAATATAATGATTGGGTGGAATTTGGAGCAGATAACAACTATTTTTCATTCTTAATTGATAGATATAATGGCTCGCCAACAAATAACGCTGTTATTAATGCGATATCACAAATGGTTTATGGTCGTGGTTTAGATGCTACAAATAGTGCCAAGAAACCAGAAGCGTATGCCAGAATGGTATCATTGTTTAAAAAAGAGGTTGTACGGAGGTTGTCTTATGATCTTAAATTAACTGGGCAATGTGCTATGCAAGTTATTTATGCAAAGGATAAAAAAAGTATTCAGAAG